TTGATGGTCGAATCTCCCCTCTTTCAGGACAACCAAATCAAGAGGTTTTTACGGGTGGTTGGGTTGGCTTAGACAAACATTATTGGTGGAAAGTAGGTCGTGCCGAGTTGCCCTCTGATCCTAAACGAAATGTTGAAACCATCATTCGAGATTTAAGGCGTGGCTTTGAAAAAGAAATCAAGGTCAAGAGAAATCGCATAGAAGAAAAGATCATTAAGTTGTGTGATCTTCGAGAACAGCTCTTGCAAGAGAAAAAGACTCTACGGATGCTACAAGGAAACACAACAGAATTGGATTTCACAACCCACGCAAACATCTATCAAATAGATAGAGTGCTTTGGCAACAACACGAGGACAATGACAAAGCCGTTGATCCTGAGAAAGATTTGAGGTTTGAAGAAACCTATCTCACAGATAATCCTGAGGGCTTTGATCAAGATACACAACTCGCCTTGCGAACTTTCTACATCAATGTCTATGAAGATGCAGATAGTGAGAAATACCCCTACACAGCGTTGTAGTAGAGTTTTTCAAGTTTTTTCAAAAAAATAAAAAAAGTTGTCCGATATGTCGAAGGGAATTCGTGCCGAAGCAAAATCAGGTTTTTTGGAATATCTCTTGTAGCCGAACTTTCTGTTTCTGAACTTTCTTTGGGTACAAAAAAAGAGAGTCAGAAATGACTCTCTTGTTTGAAAATATCTCAAAGAGATGGATTAGTTGATGTGTTCATCAAAGATTGTACGAATGATTTGACTAGGGTTTGCATTTGGTGACCATTTGTCTATCACGCTTCCTTTCAACCATAATTTCAAAGCACCATCCATCTCAAAAACCCAAACCTTACCATTTGCCATAAATCTCACATAATAGTTCGTAGTCTCTATGATTTTCACACTAGGACGATAGTTTTTCATATCGTTTGAGAACTGCTTGAACCATATAGTCGTCACATCCGCGTGAGATTGAGTGCTGGCAGATTCTTTGGTCAACAAGGGAAGAATGTCCTTTCGGATTTTGGGATTTGAATGGGCAAGACGAATGACCTTTCCTCGCAACTCAGAATCACTTGCCGCCCTACCCATCCATTGATTCATATAGTATTCTTCCATCATACGAGCATTTTCTTGATCTCGTTTTTTCTTAGCCTCTTTCTCATCGTCCTCTTTCTTGCGTTCCTCAGGAGTCAGACTATCTCTACGGGCTTTTTCCTTAGCGGCGGCTTCTTCTTGTTTCTTTTTGGCTTCTTCTTCTTTTTTCTTCTTTTCTTCCTCAGCCTTTTCTTGCTTTTTCTTATCTCTCTCACCAAGTTCATCTGTCAAAGGTTTCATCTTGTCAGACATCTCCTTTTCCATTTTTTCAAACTCTTGTTGCGCCTGAGGATACCCTCGCCCCTGATGTATTAAATGGAGTTGACCACGAACATCATCTAGGTCTTTCTGCATACTCTTAATGGCGGTATCTAAATCTTCATCAGAGAGATCACTTGGATTTGAGATATCAGGGCGCGCTCGTTCGGTCGTACCCTCAGGGGCTTTTTCTTCTTTTTTCCCCTCAGACTTTTCCTCTTTCTTTTCTTCCTTTTTCTCAGACTTTTCTTCCTTTTCTTCGATTTCTTCTTTCGCTTTTTCTCGAATCTCTTTTTGTTGGTCTGCGGGGAGAGAGGTGAATTTGTTGTCCTTTCCTGTTTCCTTGTTCTTGAAAATCATATCTTTCAACTTGTCCATCAAGCCTGCTTCCTTAGCCAAAGGAATAAGGACATCACGCATATCGGATTTTTGATATGCCAATCGGATAATTGCTGATCTCAAGGACATCTCATTTGAAGCTGTCTTTGTATCCGACAACAAGGATAAAAGATCTTTTCTGAACTTTGGTTGGCTATGTGCCAAGCGAATCAATTCATTTCGTAAATTAAACATAGGTACTCCACAGTTTTTATATAAATCATCTTATAGAGAGAATATTAAACGAACTTTCTAGGGGATAAGACACCTTTCCCAACATGCGGTCCGAAAGCACTCCGAACCCCTCGACCGAATCTTGGTTGCGTCAATGAACGCATAATCTTGGTCGTCCTTTGCTTTGCCTCAGCAGCGGCTTGAAACTGTCCCTCTGCATTGGATTTCATACCCTCGTACTTAGAGGATTTCTCTAAGGAAAGAGATACACCACCAATGGAGTAATCAAACTCGTCTGCGATCCAATTGAAGGTGAGAGCGGTCGCTGCATGGACAATAGCACCCCACAAGATAGCCGTTCTCCATACGGGCTTATTTCCAACCAACTTATCGACCGTATTCAAGGATTCTGTTTCAGGTGGCATCATATTCCACCAATCCAATGCCCGTTCGATATATTCTAAGAGCTCGGCATCTTCCCAAATGTACCCAAAGACTTGATTGTATCGACCAATATCTCCCTCGTGTTCAGGGGGTCGGAAACGATAGAACTTGTCAGGATTCTGATCTCGGAGAAGAATTCTCAACTTGTGTATCATCTCTTGTTCATAAGTAGAATAAGGACTAGCAGATGTCACAAGGGCTTCTCCTACAACAGCGAACTCTTGCACAACTTGTTGATAGGGAGAACTCGCCAACTCCTTGAATGTCCATCGGATTCGATAGTCACCCACAGGGGCACCATTCGGAATCGCAAGAGCAGCGTAATATTCGCCAACGGAGGGGTTGGCGGGTGTTCTTCTATCACTACCAATAAGAACCTCTTGAGAGGTTGTGGCATCTACATAATAAAGGGCAAAGTATATGTCATACGCATTTGCAGCGTTGCCATTGGAATTGGAGAGGAAGATATCTAAATCCCCTCTCCCAATTGTTTGACCTTGTTGAAATACGACAGACATTTTTGCTCCAAGATTAAATAATGGTAATTAATTTTCCATCTATGAATCTTGGTCTCATTCTTGTGTTCCCACGAGCCTTTAACTCTGCACCATTCCCCTCTAACGAAGCCCCAAGTGTTACAGAAAGAGTGTATTCTTTTCTGCCACCCATCTCTTTGAGATAGATGTCTTGTTTTTTCACATCAGCACCTACAACGGTAAACATACCATAACCTTTGATAGAGATAGTCTTTGCTTTCAACAACTCTGAGGAGTTTGTGGCATTTTTCAACAAAGGAAGAATGTGCTTACGAAGATGGGGCTTGGTATGTGCAAGACGAATCAACTTGTTGCGAAGAACTTTCTCTTTCGCGGTCTTGGTTGAGGCTGTCTTGATCTCACCTGTTGCTTTCGCTTGACGATAGGCTTGAATCATCGCCTCTCCGAGCTCTAGCATTTCTTCACGCTTCTGTGCTTTCTCCATTGTCAATTCAGCAACGGCTTTGTGGAAAGCATCCTCTGTGATTGGAGTTGCCTTTCTCAAGAAATCAGCAAGTTCCGCATCGACCTCACCAGCAGGATCATTTCCTGTGAAGAATTTAGGAAGCGTCATAAAGCCATCCCAAGAATAAGGAATTCCCTCAATCATATAGTATCCACTACCATCTACACCAATGTCCGCAGCGACCTTTGTGTGCAAAGAAGAAGATTTCTTTTGGAGAGCTTTTTGTACTTGCTTTGTGTATGATGCTGGATATCCATAGGTATCTTTGTCGTAACTCCTAGCAAGAAGAATCTGCTTGGCGACACTTTCAAGATATTCTTGAGTTGGATTGTTTTCAGAGCCAACATCAAGGTTCTGTTCAACATTCTCCATAATGTGTTCAAGGAAATCATCTTTGAACACAATCTCTCCACCTTTCATAGTTGTTCTGAGTGGGAAAGGTTGAATGAAATCAGGCATACCCATAGCGGTTCTCGCCTCTATATATCCTTGTATCTGATTCAATTGTGTTTGCTCGTATTCGTACAAGTCTTTGATAGAAGGGAAGAACTTTGCTGTCTTTGAAACCAAAGAAGCAACTTGTGCGACCGACATCGCTCCCGATTCCAACTTAGCAATCGCCTCTTGTATGGGGGCGATAACCTTGTTGAACTCAGATTCCATTTGTTCTTTGTGCTTTGGTTTGGCATCGTCAATCAATTTGGACTGAATCTCAGCGATAGTCTTTTTCAGATTTGATGCCAAGTCACCCGCTTGTCTTTTATCCTCCAACAACATAATGTCTTCTACAGATTTTGCCATCCCCTTTAAGTACTCTGTGTATGAATCAACATTTCGTTGCTTCTCGTACTCTTTGTGCAATCGTTCTTTTGCCGCTGCCATTACGGGTGTTGTGATTTGCACCTCTCCAACAAGACCTGACTTATATCGAACAGAAAATGTGACATCACCATAAGCCACAGGAGTGGGTTCCTCATAGCGATTCTCAATCCTTGTAGCGATTTCTCCCCCTTGCATTTCTACTTGTTGTCGCAGGGTTTCAAAGATTTCTTCAAAGTTGCTCAAGTCTTTATCCACAACAATTGTGAAACGAACAATATCACCCAAACGAGATATGTCTTGGTCGTACTTAGCAATCTTCTGAATCGCTCTGTCAGCACCTTTGATTGGTCCAATTGTGACAACAGGAGTTTCAGGATCAGGGATAGGTGGCTGTAGCATTTCAACAACTTGTTCTAGGGCTGCTTCCAACTCCATATCATCATAACCCGTCTCACCACTCTCTTTTGCCCGTTGAACCAATACACGAAAATCTTCTAGTTTATTGTTGGCAGCGGTATACCAAGTGAATCCACTAGACTTGACTTTCCCATCCTCAATCTCTAATTCAAATGGTTTGAACAGCTCTGAAAAATCAATGTCTGTTGAGTTTGTTTTCTCAATGAGGTCTTTCCAAATGTCTTTCTGTTTTTTGTCTAGTTTAGAAACCATCTCAAAGTCTTTGGGATTTTGATTGTCCAATGTGCTTTGAAGATCATTGATGATAACAGAACCCGTTTCTACCTTAAAAACATCTGCAAAAGAATCCAACATCTCTCGTTGTTCTTTTTGCCATTTTTGTGCCTCAAAGGACGCAGGTTTGATCTTTACGGTTTCCCCATCGACTACTTTTTCTTCGGGCTTGCCAAGAACCTCTTTCATAAAGGTTTCGGTGAGCTCTTTCTCAACCGTTGATGTGAAAGCCAAAATCTGTTGCTCTCGTTTCACACCACTTTTTTCGTCAATTTCACTCTCAAGAAAATCAATGGCTTCCGCAATTGTCGTTTTTTCCTTGAGAAAATCAACCGAACGAGTTTTTAAGCCATCAGGCAAGTAAGAATCTAAGTTTGTTGATACACCTTTTTCAGGAAGATCATTATATTGCTGAATGATCCTTGTACTACTTTGGAGATGAATCAATTTCTCGTCATTGGTTTGAGCTGAAATCTCGTCCGATGTATCTCGCTTGAAAAAGTTCAAGAAAGTGTTCTTGAAAGTCTTGCCCTCATCCTCGTATTTGCCTTTCGCATATTGAACATAAACAAGAAGAACAACGGCAAACCCTAAGACATCAATTTGCTTCTGACCAATAATATCTCTCAAAGGAGAAAACGCGGCTTTGTTCTCTGCGATCAAGCGTCTGACCTCTCTCTTGTTTGGTTTCCAATGCTTTTTCCATTGTTGTCCATTAGAGGCTTGTTGTAGAATGTAATCCGCAATTATGAAATATGTACCGATAATCTTTGTGTTTCTGCTTCCAAATTTACTATGGTGGAAAATCAACTTGCCACCATCTATTTCATATCGAGGAATACCATCGGTCTTTCGTATTTCTAACTCAATCTTACCCCTTGTCTTTAATTTGGGAGAGGCTGCAAGGGCTCTTTCAATATCTTTCAAAGAGCTCGAAGGGAGATCTTTCGTTTCAAATTTTAACATAATATATACTCCAAAAAAAAATGATAACTATTCGCGGTTTTCAAATACTTGCATACAAAGGGCATACTTGGAGTTCTTATTGAACCCCCCATCTTCAAGGATGGTGTCTTTATCCCAATATTCCATACAAGTATCCAATCTGTGCTTACTGTTGGTGATATGACTAATGTTTTCACATTCTGCTTGTGTCGCACCCTTGTCTAAACCACGATTTTGCATACGACAGAACATCTCTCTGCAAAGCAAATCACCATTCTTCTCAATATAGGTAGTAGAACAAGCATCTTTCAGGAGGTCTTGGTCGGTCAAGTTGATCATCACTTGCTTTTGTCCATCTGCCAATGTGTCTTTCAAGCCACCGATTGCTTTCACCAGCTCTGTTGTTTCTTGTGTTCTATCTTTGTTCGCTTCTTGTATTCCCCAAATGGTACCGCCTGTAACCAAACTACCACCCAAGAAACAAAGAATACCAATTGTTAATGGATCCATAATACGCTCCTTAATATTCATTAAAGTTTACCCACCAAGAACTTAGCAAAATCTCTTGGCAACTTGTTAGAGAAAGCTGCTGCCTTAATACCATCAACGACCACAGAAACATCTCCGTATTTCTTGCCATACTTGTTTGCCATTTCCTTTGCGAGGTTTTTCCAAGTCTTTTCATTGAAGAATTTGTTGTCACTCCACTCTTTACGAGTCATACAACCATTTCCTAAGAGGGAATTTTGTAAGAAATCTTGTACCATTTTTGGCTTGATCTTGCTTTCGGTGTGGAGCAATAGACAAGCGGCATCAAGATATGGGATATCTATTTTCTTGACACTCCCTGCTTTCTCCAACTCCAACATCTTTTCAAGGGCGCTACCGAGCTCTATCATAGTGGCATTGAGAGTGCTGTAATGATTCTCCAACAAGAACACACCTCTTGAACCCCTTGAGGCTCTCATTTCATCACCATTCAACAACTCGTCTTTCTGTGCCTCAACCTCATTTTCAAGATCTTCCATTTCTTGCCAAAGGTTTTCTTGTTCTTGTCTGAGATTTCCAAGATCCATAGTCTGTTGGAAAGTTTTCAATTGTTCATTCAACTCTCGGCGTTGTCTATTGTAAAGGGCTCTCTGTCTTTTTGATGCTTTCCCTCTCATCTTTTTCAATTGGCGAATCTTATCAACCAATTCTTGTTCTAAGGAGGAGAGATTCCCACTTTTTCTCTCATAGAAAGCTCGGATTTGTTCCAAAACTTGAAAGTAATCGTTTTCGGCTTGCTCAAGATCGGCTTCTCCTTGATCAATGCTCGACTCAAGTTCCATTCTACGAGCTTCCATTTGGGCTTGAAACGCGGGATCTTTGTAGATTGAAAAAACCATTGGTTCTTCTGTCACAGAAAGCAACCCTTTTACGGATTCATCAAAGGCTGAAATAATTTCGGAGAAAGACATAGATGTATCGTCAAAGACATCATTCAAATCCTCTAGTGCAACAGAAAGAGTGCTCTCACTCGCATCAATATCCTCAATCAAAGTGGTGAGTTGATCACGAGTACTTGTGAGTGCTTTTCCCTTTGGTCGAGAAGAATTACTATCATCAACGACCTCTCGTAAGTTCTTCGCTATTTCTTCTAAGGTATCAAGAAATCCAACAAGTTCATTGAAAGGATCAAGGATTGTTTGATCGTGAATATCTTCAAGGGAGGCAAAACCCAAATCCTCTAAAACGATTTTCATATCCTTATCAGGAATCGCACGATTATCTACAATTTCTACCTTGTTCAAGGTGCAATCATTTTGGCGAGCAACTTTTTTATTTCGCATTTCTTTTCTCCAATAGATTTTCTCTTATTGATTCATATAAAAGAGTTATTGATCTAGCCCTTTAATGGAATGACCTCAGGAAGCCCTTGCTCTTTCCAATTATCTACTCCCATCTTGTCCCAAAAGAACTTGATAGCAGATTTCCCAAACTCAATGAGCTTGTTCTTAGCAAGAATCATAATCTGAAAAACAGGGGCGATGAACATCAACCAATTCCCTGTGATCTTTGTGAGAAGGGAACCCGCTGCAGGACCGAACAATGTGATACTTGGAAAGGCGGCACCCAAAAAGATGGAGATAATCAACCCAACACCACTCTCAGGTAGAGAGGCGAAAAGTTCTCTCCAAGAAATCAAACCCAACATCCCTTTGGCGATGCCTGTGAAATCCCAAGAAATCTCGGTCACATTGATCCAAATGTTGAAGAAAACATAGGCTTTGAGAGGTGTTCCCACAAGGTTTGAAAGTTTGCCATCTAGGAAAGTCTGAATGACATTCTTGAAAAACTCAGTGATTTTTCCGTTGCCATTACCACCAAACTTGCCCATAAACTTTTGAGCAAAGGCTTTCGCCTTATCGAGGAGAGGCTTGACCTTTTCTTGATACACTGTAGAGTTGGTCGCCAAAGAGGTTCCTTTCTCCACCACTTGATTGAAAAGAGCTGTTTGACCGCTGACAGCAGAGAACACCTTTGCAAAATCCCCGATTTGCTTTGCGAGTCCTTTCCCAAAAGAGATCAAAGACTTGCCTCCTTGTTTGAAAAAGTTCCACACCTTTTTTGGCAACTCGGCAACCAATCCAATGAGAGAGGTCGATTTGATACCCAACATTTTCTTAAATTCTTCCCAATATTTAGGGGCTTGCTTGAAAGCACCCCAAATGTCTTTCACTTTCTTGGTGATGTCTTTAATGCCAATGCCCAATCCTGCGATTCTCCCCATAATAGGAGAGGCGAAGGCTTCTAGGAGTTCCACAGAGAACTCTCTACGAACTCGTTGAGCACTCTTATTCAAAGATGCCGTTCTTATGTTTGAAATATCCGAATAGGCAATTTCGCAAGCCTTACGAATCATATATCTATCAGCAATACGAGAGACAGCAGTCATATAATCTCCAAAGTACATTTCTATGACAAAGGAGATATAAAGAGATTATCAAAGATAACACTGTAGCGAGGCGTTTTCTGACACCACAACCTTTGTTTCTTGGACACCTAATCTATCAATTGTCATATTATATGACACAGTACCAGCGGGCACAGGGAGTCTTTCTTTCAATTGTACGATGCTTGGTGCAACTCGAACTTGTGTTCCACCGCCATTCACAAAGCCAACACTCCCTCCATTTGATCCAAGAACATCTTGGAGTCGATAGGAGGCTTCCATATTGACACCCTCTTGAAAGGTCAAGATTTCTCCCTCCGTTGCCAATGACCAATCTTGGCAAGTGTCTGTCAAGACATCTCCACTCACAGAGGCATACCCACTCAATCCCGTTGGACTTGTTGTATAGTATCGGGCTGTTTCTTCATCTCCAACAAGAATAGATTTGACAGAGGACACCTCATAGGGTTTGTTATCTACATATAGAATCGCACCCACTTGCACATTTGAGAAAGACCTATTGGGATCTGATAGATAATGTCTGTCGGACAACACTACTCCATCTCCCACAATGTTCTTCACTCCCAAACAGAACTTTCGGATATCGTCATAGTAGTACATATCTTGTTGTAGGAACATCTCATCTTGAAAGAGGTACCCAAAGACCTCTCGAAACACATGGCGATATTCAAAGAGTGTATGAGCGGGTTTGAGTGCGTCTAGGATGACCGACACATTGTAATGGAGCTCGAAAGGATTCTTTGGAAAAGATGTTCCTCCATCTTTCTCCACATTGATCTCAAAGGTGTATTGGTCGTCAAAGCCCCACGCTGAATTCTCAATGTGACTCGCAACGGATTTTTCTATTACGGTCATATCTGCGTCTGTCAATAACCCCGCACCCTCCTCAATGGTTTTCTTAGTAGAACCTTGTATGAGAAGCACAACCATTCTTTGCAAGAAATCTCTGTAAGCCACATCCCCATCAACGATTGGGGGCTGGAGTAAGTTCTCGTCTATTTTAGGAAAGACCATTGAACCCAACAAACTCCACATAAACTCCGACCTTGTGAATCCATAGAGAGTATCCAAGCCAACACTCTGTGCAGATATTTGAACCCTCGCCAATGATTCTGCCATAGCCTTGAATTGTAGTGTGTAGAAAGGTCCTGTTTTCTGAGCGACATAGTTGCTCGGTAGCATCCGAAGAAACCTTTGCATAATGTACTCGGTTTCTTCTTGAACTTTCTTCTCGTACTCGTGACCCTCCTCCTCTAAGGGGCTTGGATTCTGTGGGAGTCCTGTCTTGAAAGGATTACTCATTAGTATGTTCCTCTCGATATGTTCCTAGTTTGAAGGGCTACATCTTCATCGTAGGTGATTGTCAGATTGCCTAGTGTATGGTATTCCGCATTGATTGGATCAAGATTCTTCACCGCCGAATCGTAAGCAACATAATAAGTCGCTTTCAGATTTCGGAGTTGAATATCATCGCTGGGTGCCAAAGAAACCATCACTCGGTTTTTTGTCAGTTCTTTTCTTCTTTCTTGACGGTCATAGATATCCACATACCCTTGATCAATGAGTGTTTGGTCGTCTGTGTATCCCAAAATAACAGCACCACCATCCCCAATAATGAAAGAACGATTCGGTGCAGTAGAGAGCGCTGAGGCAGCAAGAACATTCTCTGCGGTGGATGTCAATCTATCTACATTTACCAATAGAGAATCGTCTATAAAGACACCTCGAAAATCTTCACCGACACCGCCTGTGTCGTAGGTCGCAAAATCCAATGGATCTTGTATCAGATAAACAGATGCCTTTGCCGTTGAGAGTTGAGGCAATAACAATGAATCATTGATCTGAGAGGTTGCCAATAACTCTCGAACCACAAGGGCATTTTCTTGTCGAGTCATCCTTGAGAGAGGAACAACAACATAAGAAACACCACTCACAGAATCCACAACCTCAATGATATCCGATTGACGAATGGGATCTCCCATATTCAAGTTGTTGAAAAAGTTTTGTAGGTTCGTTCGTACAGATCTATCTACGGAAGCTGGATCTGCCCCTGTGACAAGTGCGACTGTCATTTCAAGATCAATTGGTACCTCAATCGCACCTTTCACCAACACATCGGCGGTGATGTGTTTCATTTCATCAACCTTGTCTTGGATTGCTTTCAAAGAAGAATTGACAGTGTAGGTGACCGTAAAGGCTTCATCGTATTGATAAGAGAATAGAACTGTTTCTCCTGACTTGATTTCACTATTGTCCGTTCGTTTGATACCAAGAGGAGTGACACCATCTCCCAAAACGAAAGTGTAATCGGAAATGCCACTTGGGTGACTTGGAGATCGGTAGGTGATTAGTCCATCTAGGCTTTTTACGACCAATGTGAGTGGATCTGCACCAAGATTGCCAACATACTCTGAATAGTTGCCTAGCAAGGTATGTTCTTCGTCTGTCGCAAAGAGAGGTTGCCCTGAGGGAACTCTGTTCCCCTCGTCATTTGTATAGCCATTGATTTTCAAGAGCGCATTGGTCTTTGTAGAGTAGCCCTCCGCCAAAGGTGCGGTTGGAATGATAAGGTCGTAAGCACTCGTAGGCAAGATTCCACTGATTGTTCCTTGAACCGAAACGATTTCTTTTGGAGGTTGTCGTGTCAATAAAAACTCAGAACCCTCTTGTCGCCTGTAATCTCCAAAGAGGAGATGCCCATAGGAAACACTTGGTTGTACCACATCTGACGAAAGTTGAATGGTGTTGTACGAAAGAATCTTCACACCTGTCAAATCAAAGGTTTCTCCTGTGCTTGCATTACGGAAAGAGAATCCCGCTTCTTCATTGTCCAACATCTCAAGGATGGGAGATTCCTCAGAAAGTTCAGAATCACCAGCTCGGAAAATAAGATTGGCTGGAGAACCCACTACCTCAAATTGGATGTCTTTTGCGAGTTTATATTCAAAGGCGAAAGTGTCCGTAACCCTAGAGAGATTCTCCCCTCGAATCCAAATATCCACTTTTCCACCACGATGTACATTGTTCTCATCCAAATCTCTCTGCATTAGGTCGTGACCTGATGGAACAATCTCCACATTACGCACTCCCACAATGTCAGCGGCAAGTTGTAGATAGCCTCGCTCTGTTCCTGTATCAACACTCGCCAATGCGTTCATTGTTCTTCGAGCAAGTTGTGCGTTGGTTTCTTCGTCTTGTCCTCCAAAGAAAGCGGCTTTGTTTGTGACACTCAAACTCCTTGCCGCTATGGAAGAAATCACTCCCGAAGAAACATTTCCCTTTGCACCCAATTCCACAGCTTCGGCGGTGATGTCTATCTCCCACACTTTTGAAACAGGGTTATAGTAGGTCGCAAGTTGATCCACAAACATATTCACATTCTGAGTTGTACGAAAGGAAACACCCCCTCCTTGTAAAGGAGTTCCACTTGGAAGATAGATTGTTTGTGTTGGTCTTGTTCTTGTGAATACGGTCACTCTCCCAATGGCGTTACGACCATTGTGCCGAATGACACCAAAGTTCTGAGCTCTTTGGTCAAACATCTGATTGATCATTGTCTGAACTTGAGATGGAATACGGAGATTGAAAGCGGTCTGCAAGGCTCTCTTGTATAGAGATTGATTGACCTCTTGTGATTCCCCTGTATTATTTGGATCATCTAAGACAAGGAGTGTCGCCAAAGATTGAGAACGATGTATGAAATCCAAGATGAATCTCATTCTCTCCACCTCTGAGGCGAAAGGTTGGATGACCGTGTCCGAAATGACAGAATTTGGCTCAACTCGGAGATTGGGTTGGGTTCTCAAAATACTTGAGATGAAATTATCTCGAACATCTTGTCGAGTGACCTGTGGGAGATTGGCAACACTTGTTGTGATACTCAAAGGTTTCCCAACCACCTCTGCGGAGAAAGGACTCTCAAATTGAAGATTGAGTGTCGGATCATAAAAGACAGATGTCGCCACATAGTAAATAGGATCGGTCACAGACAAAGAAGAAAAAGAACCATTTGGAACGGTCGCAGGAGAAGAACTCCGACCTGCCTTTCTGAAATGCTTGAAAGAGAATCGTTGTTTAGTATCAAGTGCCTTGATAGAAACGGAAGCTCGAATGGTCTTGGTTGTTTCAGGAATCTCTGAGAGGGAAACCAACTTCTGTTGGAGAATCTCGCCTAGTTGTGTTCTCTGTTGGGAGGCGATGCCAAAAAACAAGGGATCGGTGACATGATTTCCCTCATCATTCAAAAGGATGTCCTCATCAAGTTCAATGGATGTGATTTCGGTTTCTTCTTGTAGGGATATTCCTGAGATAACTCGGTTCAGATTGACACGAATGTATCCTGATGCACCACCCCCTGAATCCAATGAGGCATAAAAGTTGTAGCCAACGACATAGGGTGAATCGACACCATCACAGAACACCTCAATGTGTGTGTCGAACTTTTCAAGGGAGATGTTCGTTGGAGGTTGTCCAACGACGGAAACACTCGCTTCTTTTGAATAGGTGATGTGTATTTCACAAGGGGGTGTCACATCTCCATTCGACAAAATAGCCCGAATCAAAATGGTATTGACACCATCAACCAGCTCAAATCCCTCAGGATAGACACTAGGATTTGGAAAAGACCAAGAAGAATCCTCAAAGACAATAAGGTCAGGATCTGCCACAAAAGACGAACCTCTAACAGATACTTGCACATCTATTGTATTGGGAGGGAGTATTCCCGATAAGAATTGCTCGGAGAGTGTTGTGTTGTAGATAAACTTTTCTCGGTATGCTCCATCGAAGCCTAATATAGTGGGTGTCATTATCGTACTCCAAGCGACAATCCATTTGTTCCAGCAAGTGCTATTGCACTTGGGGCGGTATAGACTATCGACAATGATATAGGTTGTTGAGAGGCGTTCTGTACGGTCACCTCAATCAAGAAAGCGGTAGGATCATTCTCGTGTGGAATGACCGTAACATTGAGAACATTCAGCAATCTCTCTTTTTGAGTGACCGTTTGGTATTTGCTTTGGGATGTTTGGGCTTTCTGAACAATCCGTAAGGCATCATTGATCTCAAATCGCAAAAAGTTTTGAACCCCCATAAGAGCCTTTGAACCAATGGCATCCAACAAGCCTGTCCCATAGAATCTGAAAAAAGGATTTGAACCTTTCTTTGTCAGCAAGGCTTTCAAACATATTTGGTAGAGCAAGTTCTCGTCCGTTATGGTTTGCAGCTCTCCATTGGAGTCTACTCGAAAATCGTTCTCCACATAGGTCGCACCACAACGCAAACATCTCTCCGCTGGAGTAGAGTAGGTCACCTTGAGAATTGGATTATTCTTCAAAGGCTGTACGAACTTAGGATATCGCTCATTGATTTTATTTGGAACTCGTTCCATTCGCCAAGCGGGATAGAGTGTCTTGCCCTTTGCCGTAGAACAGAAATCAAAACCCAATGCTTGACGAGCACTCCCTGTTATTTTTATACGACTCTCTCCTCCTCTCGATTGTCTTTCAACAAATACAAGATATCCCTCATAGTTGGTCGCCTCTATGTTTTTGAAATGGGCGTTGAGAATATCCACAAGATTGTTCGTAGAGATAGACTTAGATACGGGCAACTCAATGGTATGTGTTTCTGTGTTAGAAGAAACCACAAGTGTTGTTTCGTACTTTGGTATTCGGTAGCCACCCGAAAGGCTGCTTTGCAAGAAGGCTTGTGTGTGCAATCCACTTGGAGGAACAAGATACTTGTCATCCACTAGAACCTGAACCGTACCCGTAGAGGCGACAGGTTGAGAGATGAGCATACCCATCCGATCCGAGTCCAATGGCACTCGTTCTTCTTGGATTAAATGTGGGCAAGGAAACCCTATTTGAAAATCAAAACTCATACTCTGTTTCCGATATAGAATGATTAGTTATCTTCTTCATCTTCTTCTGCTCCAATTGCATTGAATTGTTCAATGCCCTCTTGGATAGCATTTCCAATATCCTCCCCCAAAACAGAACCCTGTTCAAGAATAGAACCTTCAACATCTGCACCACCGAAAAGAGATCCAAAATCAGAAAGAGCCTCCCATCCATTTTGGAGAGTGACACCACTTGAGCCATCAGGAACAGGATTGCCTCGTAGAGCCTCTTGTCGTAATCTCCAATCTTGGAGTTGTAGTGTAGATTCCCCTTTCACATAATCTGCGATATTGAGATCAGAGCTGAGGACTTGGTTTGTGACTTGGAAACCATAACTCTTATCAAGGGCGACCGATCCCGCTGCACCACTACATTGGAAAGGAGCATATTCTTTGTCTAGTTGAGCAAGAGAAATAGGAACATTCTCCGTAGAAACCCCATAGTCCGAACCATACTCGGTCGTCAGTTTTAGGATATCATTCGCAAATTGAAGCTGAAACATCGCCGCCACTTGACCTTCTTGTGTGGGGCTCGACTTAGCGTATGTAAGAATCTTTTCTCCCGTAAGAGTGCCATTGTCCAAAGCCTCTTTTAATTCTTGAGGTATCCCACCATCCATTGTTGCGACAGTGGAGGGATTATCGGTGATACTCTGTGCCAAAACCTCTGCAAGACCTAATCTTGTATTCCCTGAAACCTGAGCCTCTTGAGAAATATTGCTGTTTGCAAGGAATATATCCGAAATAGCCGTTTCGGGATCTTGTGCCTCTGCGAGAGCATATACGAAATCAAACATCTGTTCGGGATTCAAGTTTGCCCAATAATCAGGAGTGGTGGCGAGAACTTGAGAGAAAGAACGAAGATTGAAATCTCGCCCATAGGCGTATGTTCCAAAATGTTCAAAACCCTTGTTATCCGACACAGGAAGAACAGGGGAGTAATACCATTCCCCCGCATTGTCTAGGTTTTCTATTTCTTGCTTTTGGGGGATAGCCATATCGACCGAGCTGTTGTCGTAGTTGTACAATATTGATTTTGCGGCTTTGTCGTAGGATTCATCTTTGCCATAGCCAAATATGGAGGAGAAATTCGCTGTTTGAAAATAACTTATCCAAAAGTCATACATAGAGGTGACAAGTGCTTTCCTTGTCGCACGAAAATCTTCTTGAATATCCTCAAAAGAAACATTGGGATCTACGAGTCTTGTCCTCAAGTCTGTTTTGAACCCATCTAGCATTTCTTTGTCAATCGCCTTAGACACAAACTCAAACTTTGTCTTAATGAAATCCAACATTTGATCAAAGGTCGCCATAATGATTCTTTCCCCTATGGCGATACTCTCTATGTCAGAAAACCCCCCGTCCAACAAATAGCCTGCATCAAAAGGCACTTGTACAATAGGAATTGGAGTGTTGGTTGTTTCTCCTGTATAGTCAGGCTCAAATCTCCCGCGTCTTGTGGCGTACGCCCCCGTATAGGTCTTTGCAAGGATTCCATCTAACTCTTGTTGCCAAGTACCTTGTTCCTTTTCGGGGATATATTCCCCAAAGACTTGAACTATCTTTGTCAAAAAGATTTTTGTTCTCTCAACAACCCCCTTAAACTCCAAGCCACCATGTTGAAAAGATGTAAGGTCCCTACCCCAAAAAATCTCTCTAAATTTATCCCATCGGCTCTCCGCTGTTGCGAGAATAGAAAGACTTTTGAATTCATATTTCAAGAAATGCTGTCCGCGCCCCGCTCGTGGGATAGCAAACATAATTGTTCTTATTTGTGATGTCGGAATTGCCTTGTAATATTCACTTGAACCTTCAATCGGAGGAAACTTGTCGGCATCCGTTGTGCCTCTTGGCACAAGAACCTTGATGCCATATTCCGTTAGATAGATAGGATCGTTCCCATTTGTTTTGGGATCTCTGTTCGGAACACTAATTCGGAGAGTGCCATCCCCATTTGGGAGAACCTTTGTTGTTGCTAGTGGCGTTTTCAATTTTTGTGGTGCAAGGAGTGTGTTTGTGACCTCAATCTTGCCATCTATATACACCCTTGATTCATACACTTGGGATTGACCTTGAAACATCGCATAGTTTGGGTGTGTCTTTGGAATCGCATCGGTGTAGTAGCGATATGCTCCGGGTTGCATATCGTCAGGTCTGAATGAACTTTTCATGAAGCTCATCGCAGATAGGTAATTCTGTATGGGCGTTCGGTCTTTCCCGAAAGGGGTGTTCAACTTTGTTTCTCGATATCTGTCGAGAGTCGCAAGGAATAAAGTGAAAACACTCTTGCCCAAAAAGTTATTTCGTTGATTAAACTTTGCTTGAACCACCTGTAGGTCATCTCGGATATGTTCTTCATCTTTGTAAAACAAGTCTTGATCTACCATATTGCTGCCGCTCAAATTGTTCGAGAACAACTCAGGACTATCTTTGTACAATTGCATATAAGAGCTGGTTTCCCCACGATTCCAAGAACTTGTTGTTTCTCTCGCTCTCTCTGTTGCCACAAAAAGAATCGCAAAAATCTCCTCCACTTGTGAGAAAGTCAAAGACTCACTTGGGATTCCACTTTGATCGTAAAAGAAAACTGTGTCTGTGAAACCATCTGTACTACTTTGTCCTAGAGAGATCAAACCCTCCTCTGCTAAGGCTTGAAGAAAAACACGCGTTTGTTCTTGGTTCTTGTTACCCCCTGCTGAACTCCCTTTGAGATTCAAAGCAGAACCCATCACCTCTGCGGTGATTTCCCCTGAAGCAACCCATAGAGGATTCAAGAGATGAACATCAAGTGCCATTACGACATTTGGTAAGCCCATTAACTTAGGCAACCCTTCGTTGTTTCTTGTGTAGAGAGGACGAGAAGCTCGGTAGATATTCTCTAGGTCTATGTCATTGAGAGTTGGTATTTGGTCGTCTTTCACTACCATAGGTGGGAAAAACTTGGCTCGCTTTGCTATCAAACCCAAATCGGTAGTACATTCCCCACCGAAAGAGAAAGAGTGAGAGATGCTATTCACATAATAGAAACAATCAAAGGGTTCGATATACACAGGGAAACCCAATTTCATTTCAGGTCGGAGAGGAATAGAAACACTCCCCGATTGAACCTCTTTATTTTCAAGATAGAGTCTGTTGATGCAAGCGTAATAGATACTCTTTGGATCAGTGAAGAAAGTGGTAGAGAAATCTGCCTCTCTCCAACCATATTTGGCAACCAATTTCCAATCAACATACATTCCTCGATTCTCGTACTCCGAACCAAGTAATGAACCCCAATTGGCAAAGTAGCCCCCTGTTCCTTTCATTACGGTCGCGGTGGGTTCGCTTTCTGTATTGTCGAAAGAAATGATGTCTATCGCCTTGATGGTATAAACCCTACTGTCGCTCGTATCAAGGTTGTAGAGAGGGGGCTTGAATACATAGTCGCCATTCATATCAATGTAGAACTCAAAACCACTCTCTGTGCAAACCGTACTTGCGATGTCCATCTTGGTTGTGACCTGTGCCTCAAAGATATTCACTTGCCCCATTGAGCTCAGCTCTTGTGCAAAGGCTGTTTGAGCTGCAATATTATCACCCCCCAAACCTTGATCTCCTTGATAAGAACCATCTTTGTAGAGAGCGAAAGCCGATTGTTGGACATAGAACAAAGAGGATGTGGGAAAGGCATAATTTGGATTTGCGGCTCGAAGAACACCGAGCAACTTAGATATCCTAAATTTAGAATCCCCCTTGCCCTCTCCAAGACTCAACCAAGAACTCGCGTTCTTCGCCAAACCCTCATCTTTCACAAGGGCGGGATCAGCGACCGCGAGTTGTTCTAATGTCGTAAATTGACGACCATCTGCCCCATACATTTTCAACTTGGACATTGGTTGTTGGAAGCGTTTCGCCCAATACCACCCTGTCACATCCCAAAAGCTGTCTTGGTAGAGATCGGACTTGATACCAATGTTTGTGAAATCACCCAAGACGAAATCTTGAGCACCCGCATCCCCATGCTTGCTTGAGTACAAATCAAAGATAACGCTGTAAGCATTTTGACGAACATGTTTCCCTCCCACAAAGTTCATTCTCGTTCGGTCACCCGAAACCTTTGAACCAAGAGCCGATGGGTTGGTATTGATGTTCTGATATTGCCAAAAATGAAAGAGGTCAGCGGCACTCATTGAACATTCGTAGAATCCCCCTCCAAACGAGAAAGAGGTTTCTGTCACCACACCATGAAAGACTTGATAATAGGGTTTCATTGGAATGTCGCTTTCAGAGGTGTCGCCTTGTGCTTTCACAAGTTCTTGTGTTGAGAAAAAGCCTCTCATATAGATATGGACTTCTATTCCGGGATGGAGAACGAATTTGTTATCTCGAAAGAGGCACGCGTATCTGTTTGTTGGTATCGACATAGAAATAGATACATTGGCGGGCGATGTGTCCGTAGAGTTAGAAACGGTCACACTTGTGATTAAATCTTGTAGGTCAATGTTTCCTGAACAACCCGCACAAGAGGGGTACGAGGTTTCTCCATTGAACTTTACGATCATATCAGGAACAAGTCGTCTGATTTCCTTGTTCTGTACGGTCTTTGTCCAAGTCCCTGCAAATGGTCTTTTATGTATGCTCATAGAAAGAAATCCTCCCCATTTGGATTGTATAGTGGTGCCACTATACCTGAATCATCCGAAACATCCTCCATTTGAGAAACAATGAACGAAATATCGAAAGTCAGCATATTGGGTGTTTCATCTCCATACGAGAACTCAAAACTTTCAATCATCCCTCGATAGATCATTTGGTCGTATCTTATGACCAAGCCACCCACTCCCAAATGTGCCTCTGTGTCAAAAATGGTGTCGTAAAGCAAAGCAGAGTTTTGATACACTTGAAAGATTTTCATAAAGTTCTGCCAAGCCGCCGAGAGCTTCTTGCTGGCATATTGGAGTCCTGATGGTGTGTTGCTATCACTCCCCCAAAAATGTCTTTCTTGTCCAGCGATGAAACCCCCCGTTTGAAAGCTGAAAGAGATGGTAGGTTGTTCTTCACCCCACGCACGAAAGATACGATTCTTTCTTGTACGGGCAGAGAAATCTTGAACTTTTGTATATGTGACCGACATCGAATTGGGATTCACAAGAACTTGGAGCTCAGGGATATTCGCTAGTCGCAATAGTTGAACGACATAATTACTAATCTGTGTCCGACCAATGAAAGACGCATCAGGATAGTCTTGGTTTTGTTGGAAAGCACTCTCTTGCACAAAGCCATCCGATGTATAATTGCCGTTGCCCATAACATCAGCGAAAGCATTACCCAAGTTGGTGATATCTTGTTCAAAAGAAGCCCCCTCACCCCCCACACGCAAGGTTGGAATCAAGTCTTTCACATCAGCAGGGAGTTCAAACCCAATCGTAAATGGGGAGAATTTCCTGAGTTGCTCTGAGCCCCCATCAATGGGTTTCCCCACTTGTGGTTCGTAAGAC